TAATCCTGAATTATTGGAAGATATTGAACGTTATAAAAAGCAAAGAGAAGATAATATTGATGCATTAACTGCCGCAAGAAATAATATCGTGGCAATAAATAAAAAAGTATTATCTATGATGGATAGTGATGATTCACCTTCTGCGAAAGATATAGATTCATTTGCTAAAATAACGAATTCTCTTGTAAATGTCGCAAGAGAAATTGATGAACAAACTGGCCCAAATAAAATAGAATTGTTTATGGATCCCCCTAAAAGGAATCAAGTGCAAACGGCACAAACAATTAATAATACGCAAATCAATGTTGCGTCTACTCCCGCTGAATTATTAAAAGCAATTGAATTAGAGCGTAAAGAAAAAGGAGTAGCAAATGGACCAGGAAATAGTCAGACGAACAGTTGAAAAAGCCCCCGAAATAGAGTACGAACCTCTTAATCTTAATGCCTCTTAGTTTTATAAATTCACTAAATTATAAATAATTAAAAAGGAACATATTATGATTATTTATAAAACTACATGTTTTATTAATTATAAAGGTTATGTTGGTAAAAGTAATTTTAATAAACCAAAATATTTTGGTTCAGGAAAAATTTTAAAATATGCTATTAAAAAATATGGTAAAGAAAATTTTAGAAAAGACATACTTGAATTTTGTTCTACAGAAGAAGAATTGAATGAACGTGAAAATTTTTGGATAAAATTACTAAGAACTCAAGATCCTAATATTGGCTATAATATAGCTGATGGCGGACATGGTGGAGATACTTGGACATTTTTAAAAATAAGAAATTCTAAAAAATATAAAGAACTTTGTAAAATAAAAAGAAAAAAAATGAAAGAAATAATGATAGGTCATAAACATTCTAAAGAAACAAAAATAAAAATTGGAAATGCCACTAGAGGTAGAACATTATCTGAAGAAACGAAAAGGAAAATAGGTGAAAGTAATAAAGGGAAAAAAGTATCTGAAAAAACTAAATTAAAAATGAGTTTAGCTCATTCTGGAAATAAACATCATTTCTATGGGAAACATATGTCAGAAGAAACAAAAGAAAAAATTAGAAAAAAATTAAAAGGTAAAAAACAATCAAAAGAAACTATAGAAAAACGTCGTAAAAAGTTAATTGGAAAAATTCCATGGAATAAAGGAATAAAAATTGAAAAATAAAAATCGTAGAATTATAGATGTTGCACCTATAATTGAATATGAACCAATACAAACTTATTACGAGGCAAACGAATTACTTAAACCCAAAGGCACTAAAATAACTTATACTCCAGCTATGACAGAGGAGTTTAAGAAATGCGCAGCAGACCCTCTTTATTTTATTTCAAACTATTTTTACATTGTTGATTTAGATGAAGGTTTTAAATTAATTGAACTTTGGGATTTTCAGATTGATTTTATTGAACATTTACATAATAATCGTTTCAGTATTATTTTAGCATCCCGACAAGTGGGAAAATCCGTAATAACAATTGCGTATATTCTTTGGTATGTATTGTTCAATTCCTATAAAGAAGTAGCAGTATTGAGTAGAACCGCTCCCGATGCATTCTCAATTATGGAAAAAATGCAACGTAGTTATGAACAAATTCCTCAATGGTTGCAGCAAAATATTGATAGATGGGCAGGAGGGTTTGTTAAATTAGAAAATGGATGTAAATGTTACTCCCGCGCCACCACAATAAATGCAGGTCGTTCAGCCTCAGCTAATATTTTATTCTTGGATGAATTTGCATTTGTTCCTCAAAATATTGCCACTAAGTTTTATACGGCCGCTTATCCAATTATTTCAAATTCACTGACATCTAAGGTAATTATTTGTAGTACGCCTCAGGGTCATAATCACTTTTATCAAATGCAACGAATGGCCGAATTAGGTGAAAATGATTATAAGAGATTCGTTATAACCTGGCAAGAAGTACCTGGAAGAGATAAAGCTTGGAAAGAAATGACGATTAGAAATCTAGCGCTTGAACCAGGAACAGATGGTGAATCAAAATTTGCACAAGAATATGATTTGAAATTTGAAAATTATTCGATGAAAGCCTTAATTTCAGGTAAGATTCAAAAGAGAATTGCAGATCATATCTCAAAAAATGTTGTTCAATTATTTCCAGATATTTTAAAAGAAGTAGAAGAATTGACAATTTTTGAAGAACCTCAAGACCTAACAGATTATATGTTAACTGCTGATGTAGCAGAAGGTGTTGGAGAAGATTATTCAGTATTTTCAATATTGAAATTAGATAAAGATAAATACAGACAGGTAGCAGTATATCGAAATAATAAAATTGGTGCAACTGCATTTGCTGAAGTTATTGAACGAATTTCTAATTATTACAACAATGCTTGGATATTAGTTGAAAATAATAATGCAGGAATCAGCACAGTTAATCATTTATGGTATCATTTAGAGAATGAATATATGTTACATTCTTATGGACCTGGAATGGATTCAAACACATATACTGGAAAAGAAAAAGAGCAATTAGGTGTATGTACAAGCACTAGAACTAGATCAAAAGGAATCACAAAATTAAAAGAATATATTAATTATGATGTATTAGAAATAAATGATTTTGAAACCTTACAAGAAATTTCTCAATTCACATTACAAAATAAAAAATTTCAAGCAGAAGCAGGTTTTCATGATGACTTAGTAATGAGTTTAGTTGTTTTTTGTTATTTTACAACTGACCGTGGATTCTCTGTATTAAATGATAATATGGATGTTATTAATAATAGAATTAGAAAAGAAATCCAAGAAGAAAATTCCTTCTTATTAGATTATGACGCAATGTACAATAATATGAATAATAGTGGTGTAACGATAGTTTCAAATCAAGATATGATGAATAATATACTTTAACTGTAAAATATAAATAAATATATAGGAACGCTAGTTTCTATGATTAAATTGTTTAGGGTGGAATTAATCACTCCACCCGCTTTATAATACTTAAATATAATAAATAATAAAAACAATTAATCAATGGAGTGATTACCATGAATATTTTCTACATATATGTCTACTTAGATCCTACAAAACCAGGTAATTTTAACTATGGTAAATATCATTTTGATTTTGAGCCACATCATGTTGGTAAAGGTAAAAATGATAGAATGTATACTCATTTAAAATTATATGGAAATAATCATTTAAAAATTAATAAAATTAAAAAGATACTTAAATCTGGATTTACTAAAGAACAATTAAAGTCAGATTATATTATTTTACAAAATTTTGATTTAGAAGAATATAAAGCTTTTGATTTAGAAATTGATATGATAACAACTATTGGTAGAAGAGATAAAGAATTAGGTCCTTTAACTAATTTAACCGATGGTGGAGAAGGCTCTTCAGGTCATATTTGTTCTAATGAACAAAAATTAAAATTAAGTAAAATAATGAAAATAAAAACAATAGGCGAGAATAATCCATTTTATGGAAAATTTCATTCTAAAGAGTGGAAGAAAAATAGATCATTATTACATAAAGATTATAATGGTATTAATCATCCAATGTATAATAAAACTCATTCTGAAGAATCAAAAAGAAAAATGAGTAAATCACATGAAGGTAAAATTTTTACTGATGAACATAAAAATAATATGAAAGGTAGAATACCATGGAATAAAGGTATTCCATGTTCTAAAGAATCAAAACAAAAACAAATAAAAACGAAATTAAAAAAAATTGAAAAACATAAAATTTATAAATAATTTTATAAATAAAGATCTATTTACAAAATACGAAAGAAAGGATAAATAAATGGCTAAGGATTTATACCCTTCAGTAAAATTTTCAGAAACTGATTTAACAACTGTAGTAAGATCACAGTCATCCTCAATTGGCGCAATGGCAGGAAGATTCTTAAAAGGTCCTGTTAGTAAACCAATTTTGGTTTCAGATAAAAACACTTTAATAGACATGTTTGGCACTCCATCTTTAAACGGAACTGATTTTAATAATTTACCTGATTGGTACACAGTTTCAAATTTCTTAGATTATACATCAGGCATTTATGTGACTCGTGTAGAACCAGAGACAACTACAAATGCTGGAAGAAATTTTGATACTGATGTTGGAAATCTTGATTCAAATCCGCATATTAAAGACGGTTATGATATGTCAAATGAAAAGACTGCTGCAAATTTTGGTAGCGGCGCTGCAACTTTAGGCTTAAATTTAGTATCAAAAAACCCAGGAACTTGGGGTAATGATATTTCAATTAAACTTGGAGTGGAAAATGATTTAAGATATGGATTAACTGATGCACAATGGGATGAAGATTTCTATAATTATTCACAAGTTGTTACATTAGGTGGAGTAATTCCTGGATTGGAAGCAATCGGAACAACTGCTGCACAATATCTTACTGATGAAATTAGTCAAACTGGTTTAGTTACCACTGTTACAGGTGGAACTGCTATCACGCTTGCACATAATTTATCATCAGGTGGATTTTCTACAACTGTAGGAACTTCAGGAATGACCTTAGGTTTATCGTCAAGTGGAACAGGAACAAAGGATATTTCTTCAGTAGCAACACAAGCATATAATGGATATTATGATTTCATGCAATTGATGCCTGAGACTTCTTTAGGAACAGCTGAAATTGGTATCGTTGTATATGGAACTGCAGGATTATTGGAATCACATATTGTTTCAACAACTAAAGGTGAAAAGAATTTTGAAGGGAAAGCAATGTATGTTGATGATTATTTGGAACAAAATTCTAAATGGATTTCATCATATTATTACGGAATTGGTGCTTATGGTACCGCAAATGTTGCATCTCAATCAGGTACAGCAATTGTGTTAGCAAATGCTACTTCTTCTGTTGAAGCTTTAATAACTGCAGGATTAGCAAATACTGCAATGGATGAATATTATAAAGATAAAAATAACTTAAGAATTGATTTAATTCTTGACGGTCGTTGGGCCGGTAATGAAACAGTTATGAATAATATTACTTCAATTGTTGAATTTAGAGATGATTGTTTTGGAGTTTTAAGTGAAGGCACAGATATGGCAGTAACAACTGAAGCTGCTGCTTTGGCACATCTTATTGCAACACGAGATGCTTTGACATCCTCAACAAGATGTAGTTTCTTCGGAAATTATAAGGAACAACTTGATATTTATAGTGGAAGATCATTCAATTGCCCATTAAGTGGTGATATAGCTGGTATTATAGCAAGAAATGATTTATTGAATGCTCCATGGTGGGCTCCTGCTGGATATAATCGCGGTGGAATTAATAACGTGATTAAATTGGGACAAAACTTTACATTAACAAATCAAGGAACATTACATAGTAACCAAATTAATTTAATAGTACAAGATAAAAAGGTTGGCGGATTTTTCTTAAAATCACAAAAAACAGTTTACGCAAGACCTTCAGCATTCAGTGATATTAATGTTAGAAGATTATTTACATATTGTGAAAATGCTATTGTGGAAGCAGCTAAATCATTCCAATGGGAATTTAATGATGAATTAACACGTTCCAATATTTCTGCTGTTACAAACAATTTCTTGACCACAATTAAGACACGGCGTGGCATGTATGATTTCAAAGTTGTTTGTGATGATACAAATAATACACCAGAAATAATTGACACAAATCAATTATATTTAGATGTATACATTAAACCGGCTAAAGCAATTGCTTGGATTACTGCAAGATTTGTAGCTACTCGTACTGACGCAAATTTTGATGAGTTAACTGAATAAGAGATACGAAAGGATAAATAAATATGGCAACTCCATTATATCCAGGTGTAACAGTTTCTGAATTAGATTTAACTACTATTGTTGAATCTGCTTTAAGTTCAATACCTGCTTTTGTTATTAGAGCACAAAAAGGTCCTATTGAAGTACCTACTCTTGTAACAAACGAACAAGATTTCAGAGAAATCTTTGGTGAACCATTCAGCGGCGAACTAGCATCTGGCATAGATTTTAATAATCTTAAAGATTGGTTTTCTGTCCAAAATTACTTACAATATGCAAATGGTGCATACGTTGTTAGAGTTGAAATTGATGCAGCTGATGCGGCATTCAATGCAGCTCTTGAATTTGATTCTTCAGTTGATAATACTACTGATAATTCAGTCAACGTTAAAGATGGTTACGATTATACTACTGTAAGTGAATTTAGCGCAGATAAGATTGGTATTTTTGCAAAGAATCCAGGCTATTGGGGAAATGATGTTTCAGTAGCAATTTACATCACTCAATCTGATGACACAGCAGCAAATGCTGGACAATCTGGGTCATCTTGGTATACATACAAAAATGCTAATACTGACTTTTTAAATTTTGATAAGTATCCTCTTTATAACGGTGGCGCTGCAGGTAAAGGTGAAGCAGCAGTTATTGTTTATTATAAAGATGCTATCAAAGAAAAATTCATTGTTTCTTTAGATCCAAATGGAAAAAATGAATTTAACGAAAATTATTACATTGAAGACTATTTAAAAGCAAATTCTAAATACGTTTCTTGCTATGTTGATACTGCAGCTGGTTACATTGCAACTGCAGCTTCGGTTACTAAAACCGATTTAGCAAATGGTGTTTTAGAAGATGGTGATAATTGGGCTGACGCTGATGTTATTGTTGGTTTGAATTATTTCCAAAATGCTGAAGATTATGATATTGCTTTCTTGGTAGATGGTGGCTTTAATTCTGCTACTGTCCAAAACCAAATTGCAACGATTTGTGGTTCAAGAAAAGATTGCTTTGGTGTTTTAGGAGCAAGAACTACTGATATCGTTAATCAAACAAATGCAGTCGCAGTTTCGAACTTGATTGCATATAAGAAAACTTTATCAATAAGTTCAACTAATTCAACATATGTTGGATTCTTCGGAAATGTAAAAAAATTATACAATAAATATGCTGACACGTATTTTTGGATTTCATGTTCATCAGATGTAGCAGGATTACTTGCCCAGGTTGATAATCAATTCTTCCCATGGTACGCTGCAGCAGGTGGAAATCGTGGTATTCTTCAAAATGTTACAGCACTTGGATTTAACCCTGATGAAACATATATTGGTCAACTATATTCATATAATATTAACACAATTAAATTTGATACTGCATTTGGAAATATTGTAAATGGAAATAGAACTCTTCAAACAAAGGCATCAGCTTTTAGAGATATTAATGTTAGAAGATTATTTACATATTGTGAAAATGCAATAGCAAATACTTGTAAATTCTATTTATTTGAATTTAATGATGAACTAACACGTTCAAATCTTTTTGCTTCAGTTGATAATTTCATGTCAACAATTAAGACAAATCGTGGCGTTTATGATTATAGAGTTGTTTGCGACACAACAAATAATACTGCTGATGTAATTGATAATAATGAGTTGTATATAGATGTTTATATTAAACCAACTCGTGTTATTGAAAACATTCAAGTAAGATTTGTTGCTACTCGTACTGATGTTAATTTCTCAGAATTAACTGGATAAATTTTAAAATTTATATAAATAAAAGACTCAATTTAACGATTGAGTCTTTTATTTT